GCGCCTCGGTGCGTGGCTACACCGACAAGCGGCACCGCCTGTGGCGGCAGGCTGTGCTCACGCGTGACGCATGGGCATGCGTGGACTGCGGACGCATCGACCAAGCCAACCACGCAGACCACATCGTGCCGGTGAGTGAACGGCCCGACCTGCGTTACGACGTGAACAACGGCGCGTGTCGCTGTCGTTCGTGTCATTCACGCAAGACGATCCGCGAGCGCCCGCCGGCGCGGAGGGGGGAGGGCGGACCCCATCACGGGGGGGTGCGGTTTGGCGAACCACGGTCGTAACCTCGGAGCGCGCGGCCGCAAATTGAAACGACGTTTTTCCCGGCAATTTGTGGGGTAGTCGCATGCCGACGGGACGCAGGCCGACACCGGCCTCCGTGAAAAAGCTGGCCGGCAACCCTGGCAAGCGGAAGATCCGGCCGGACCTTCCGGCGCCAGTTGGATCTCCACCGATGCCGAAGCGATTGGTCGTCGAGCCGCTCGCCGTCGAGAAGTGGGACGAGCTCGTCCCGCTTCTCCTGGAGCTCGGCACGTTGACGCTGGCCGATGGCGAAGCGTTGGCGACTTTGTGCGAGGTGTACGCTGCTGCACAGGCGTGTCTGCTCGAGCTGCGTGCCACCGGGCCGGTCATGAAGACGGACCTCGGCGGCGTGAAACCGAACCCAGCCGGGCCGTTGTATCGCGGATTAGTGAGCCTGCAGGCTTCGCTAATGGGTGAATTTGGACTGACTCCGACCAGCAGGACGCGGCTCGGTGCCAAGCAAGAAAAGCCGACAGACGAAGTCGAGGACTTCTTTAAGCTCCACGGCGCCTGATCTCTGCAAAGAGGGCCAGGCCAAGTACGAGCGAGTCGTTCACTTCTTCGAGAAGATCCTTCGCCACAGCAAAGGGCAGAACGCTGGCAAGCCGTTCAAGCTCCTGCCGTGGCAGCATCACGTCATGCGTGAGCTCTTCGGCCGGCTGCACCCAGACGGCACGCGTAAGCACCGCGTCGGATACATCGAACTTCCGAAGAAGCAAGGCAAGAGCACGACACTAGCGGGCATCGCCCTGTACATGACAGCTTTCGACTCGGAGCCTGGTGCCGAGGTCTACGGTGCGGCCTGCGACCGCGAGCAAGCTGGCATCATCTACCGCGAGGCGGCGTCGATGGTGCGGGCCTCGCCTGCGTTGTCGCGGCACCTCGAGGTGATCGACAGCCGCAAGACGATCGTCCATAAGGCCAGCAACTCGTTCTATCGTGTTCTGTCGGCCGATGCGTTCAGGGCCGAGGGCCTCAACATCCACGCCCTGCTCTTCGACGAACTGCACGCCCAGCGAGACCGTCGCCTGTGGGATGCCCTGCGGTACGGTGGTGCGGCCAGACGCTCGCCGCTGCTGCTGTCGATCACGACGGCCGGATACGACCGCAAGAGCATCTGCTGGGAGCAGCACGCCTACGCCGAGCGGTGCATCGCGGACCCGACCGTCGACCCTGCTTTCTTCGGGTGCATCTACGCGGCCTCGCCCGAGGACGATTGGAAGGACCAGAAGACGTGGCACAAGGCGAACCCGTCACTCGGCGAGACGATCACAGTAGAGTCGTTCGCCGCCGATGCTCGCGAGGCGGAGCAGTCGCCGTCGAAGCTTAACGCGTTTCTGCGGTACAGGCTCAACGTATGGACGACGCAGGATGTTCGGTGGCTCTCGCCTGACACATGGTTTAAGTGCGGCGGGCCGCTGTTGGCAGACCTCGAGCAGCGGGAGTGGTACGCGGGCTTAGACCTTGCCACCACGTACGACCTGTCGGCGTTTGTCATGGTGAGCCAGGCCGACGACGGCTCGTTCGACGTAATGCCGTTTTTCTGGGTGCCGCAGGAGAACGCAGCCGAGCGGACGCAGCGAGACAAGGTGGACTACATCGGGTGGATACGTGACGGGTACATCCGTGCCACCGACGGCAATGTGACCGACTACGACGTGATCCGCCGTGACATCGTTGAGCTATCCCAGCAATTTAACATCAGACAGGTCGGAATCGACCGCTGGAACGCCACGCAGCTGGCAACGCAACTGCAAGGAGATGGCCTCCAGGTGACAGGATTTGGGCAGGGCTATGGCTCAATGTCGAGTCCGAGCAAGCAACTCGAAAACCTTGTGCTGTCGGAGCGCATTCGCCACGCGAACCACCCGGTGCTGTCGTGGATGGCTGGCAATGTTGCTATCCAGTCAGACCACCAACAAAACATCAAACCGAGCAAGGCAAAGAGCACCGAGCGTATCGACGGCATCGTGTCGCTGGTCATGGCTCTCGGACTGCATGCCGTAGCTACCACGACGCCGCCCGACCAATCCTGGGACATCATCACGCTATGAGCGAAAACGCTGCCGCCGATTTCAAGATGATCGACCTGCGTGGCATCGAATGGCACGACATGGGCGGCACCCGCACGGCCTCCGGCATCCGGGTCACTGCCGATACTTCGATGGCATGCTCGGCCTACACAGCCTGTATTCGCGTGATCTCTGACGCTGTGAGCTCGCTGCCGCTGCACGTCTACGAGCGGCTGCCAAACGGCGGCAAGGCCAAGGCCGCATCGAACCCGGTCTACCGGCTCCTGCACATGCAGCCGAACCCGTGGCAGACGGCTCAAGAGTTTCGGGATTGGATGACCGGCATGTACTTGCACTACGGCGCCAGCTACGCGGAGATCCGCCCAGGTGCTCGAGGTGCGGTCTCGGAGCTGTGGCCGCTGCACTCGTCGCGGATGGAGGCCGAGCGTCTGGAAGATGGCACGGTACGGTATCGATATCGCGAGCCGAACGGCCGACAGACGGTCTACAGCCAGGATCAGATCTTTGCCCTGCGGTTTACGACCGAGGACGGTATCCGGCCGGTGCCGACGTACCAGCTTTTCCGCAATGCCATCGGCCTGGCCCAGGCGTTGGAGGCCCACGGTGCCACGTACTTCGGCAACGGTGCCCGGCCCGGCATTGTCCTGGAGTCTGACAACCCGATCCCGGCCGAAGCGTCGGAGCGGCTTCGGGAGCAGTGGGAGCGGATGCACCGCGGGCCGGATCGTGCACACCGCACGGCCGTGCTGCCGAACGGCGTGAAGGCCCACGAGCTCAGCGGCAGCAATGAGGCGGCGCAGTTCCTTGAGACCCGGCAGTACCAGGTCATTGAGATATGCCGTGCGTTCCGCGTTCCTCCGCACCTGATTCAGGATCTCACTCGCTCGACATACTCGAACATCGAAGTGCAGGGAACGGAGTTCGTCCAGCACTGCCTGCTGCCGCACCTGAAGCGGTGGGAGGCGGCCATCAGCCGTGACCTCATCGTGGACGACGAGCGGTACTTCGCCGAGCACAGCGTGAGCGGCTTGCTGCGTGGCGATCACGCCAGCCGGTCGGCGTACTACGTGTCGGCCCTGCAGAATGGCTGGATGACGATCAACGAAATCCGCGAGCTGGAAAACCTGAACCCGATCGGGCCGGAAGGTGATAAGCACTTCGTGCAACTCAACATGACCACGCTCGACAAGGTGGGCGAAGATCCACCGGCACCAGAGCCGATTCCCGAGCCGCCGGTCGAGGACGAGGAAAGCCCAGCCGACGACGCCGAGGACCAATCCGAGGAGGACGACACCGATGGAAATTGAACGCCGCGACTTCGCTTTTGAGGAAGACAACGAACTGATCGTCGAGAGCCGGGCCGACGGCCGGGCTGCGATCATCGGATACGCTGCGGTCTATAACCGGCTCTCGCTCGACCTGGGCGGTTTCCGTGAGGAGATCCTGCCCGGTGCCTTCGACAAGATCCTGACCCGGCAGCGAGGCCGCCAGGACGTTGTGGCGCTATTCAACCACGACAGCAACATCGTGCTGGGCCGCACATCAAGTGGCACGCTCGAGCTCTCGTCCGACGAAAAGGGCCTGCGGTACGTGGTAACGCCACCCGTGAGCCGGGCCGACGTAATGGAGCTGATTCAGCGGCGCGACGTTCGCGGCTCGTCGTTCGCGTTCACAGTCGATAAGGCTGGCGAGGGCTTCCGCCAGGGCGACGACGGCAAGGCTGTGCGGCAGATCCGCGAGGTGTCGGGACTCTACGACGTTGGTCCGGTCCTAGTGCCCGCGTACCCAAGCACCTCGGCAGGCGTGGCGATGCGTTCGTACGAGGCATGGCTGGCTGCACAGTCGCAGCCCGAGGCTGTGGCCTCCGTTGTGGCCGTGCGATCACTGGCCCGTGATGCGGCGACTGCCGCGGCTCTGAGGCTTCGGAATGTCTGATAAGCGGCAGTGCAAATGCGGCGACAAACTGCGGACGATCAGCAGCCGCGCCGTGGGCGAACAGCAGCTGCGGTACATGCAG